GTCCTTGAAATACTAATGTTGGTTTCATTTATATAACTTATTTAATTTTAAATACTTCGAATCTTTCTCTTGGTTTCCAATTTTCAAAAACCGATTCGATTCCGTTTTCTAATTGTTGACACATATTCTTATGTGTTAAACCCATATCGCCCATAAATGCTTCTCTACCTATCAATCCATTTGCTTTACGAACTTCTTTTGGTGTGTTGTACATTTCCTCAATTGCTTCAGCAACTTCCTCCACATCAACTCTATCATCCCAAATATAAGGTGTTGGTACTGAACCTGCTAATGCTAATGCTCTACTCCATACAGGTTTAACCCAAGGACCAGGCTTAGCTTTTTGTTCCCACTTTCTCCACTCATGCAAAGAACCAATTTTAATGTAATCTTCGTGTGTTAATAACTTACCATCAACTTCAAATCCACATTGGTCTTGCAATCCACCAGTTACATTTACAATGATAGGAGTTCCCGTCATTACCGATTCTGCAGTTGCTAATCCAAATCCTTCGTTGTTAGCAATATTGATTGTTACATCTGCTATATTGTAAATAAGATTTAATTCTTCTTGAGGTCTTCTCTTTTCAGAAAATATGATATTACAATTAGGTGCTACTGCATCAATTACTGCTGGTAAATCAGTTCCATTCTCATCAACAGGTTGTGTGTGCATTACTAATACACATTTATCTGCTTTCTCCTTACCAATCTTATCACAAAACTTTTGGAAAGCTACGATAACATCAGCTGGTTGTTTTCTACGGATATTTCTATTACTCCAATATAATACGAAGTCATATTCCTTATCACCTAAAATTTCTTTACGGAACTCAGCAGGTACTTCAGTTGGTTTGTATAAATTAAAATCAATACCATGTGGTACATAATCAATTTGCCAATCTGCTTTTGGTTTCCACGTTGGTTTAGTATCTAATGCTGATAATCTTTTAATGATACCATATGTTTGACGAGAGATACAACCAATCCAATCACAACTTTCATAGAAGTTACGATTATATAATGGGTCTGGTAAATCATCCCAAATTGCGTAGAATAAAAGTGGGACATTTTGTCTGATTTCATGTTCGATATCATACAACCATGTCCAATAACGAGGGTCAGTAAAGTGTACAATTGCATCAGGCTTCTCTGCATTGATTAGTTGTCTAATCAAATCAGCGTTACCATAACCATTCCAAGGTAAAATCTTTACATTAGCATCAGCAATACCATATCTTTCTTTGATATCTTGGCTAACATCTAAAACCTTTCCTGCTTCGGGGTGATTAATTGCGGCTCCTACTTGAAACCAATCATATTTGTGTGCAGTTCCCAATACTAATTCTTTGGAAACGGTGGCAATACCACTTGCCATTCTTAAGTCATCTGATAATAACAGAATTTTCTTTTTTGCCATAACTTATTTGTGTTGTTAAAATTGTGAACCTGAAATTTGTAATTTTAAGTATTCGTTCATTGATTCCCTAAATTCGATATCTGTTACATATCTCTCCACAGTCCTATTAACTAGCTTTTGAAGTGTAACATCCGAAGTAAAGGAAACCTTTTTGAAACTTGAATATACATCTTTAAGTATTTTCACAGTTGTCAATTTTGTGTTTTCTTGATTCATTGTTTATATATTTATATATATAAGTATAATGATTTAAAAAAAACATAAATTTTTATTTTGTAGCTTTTTTATCACATATTCCCCTATTTCCAAACTCACAAAACTTACAATTCTTTTTTGCTGCACCAGGTACTTTTGGGAATTCGATATCTTTAAACGTACCACCATCATCAAATACAGTATTGATAAATTCCATAAATTCATCATATACTTTTTTAACAGATGGAGAACCATGTGCTGGAATATGCTTAGATACATGTGGTACTGGAAATGCCGAATCTTCGGGCAATTTTCTACGAAGTATCTGATACTCTACTTTAATCTTTTGTAATGGAATATTAAATAACTCTGAATAATACTTTTTGTATAATAGTATTTGTGAGTTCTTCATCTTATCAGCTTTTTGATACTGATTCCATCCCATAGTGGATGTCTTTAAATCTATAATAATGATTTCGTTTGATGCCAAATCTCTAATAACAATATCGATAAATCCAATAAAATGTACACCCTCTTTAATGGTTGCGTTTAATGGAATCTCAATACCCACTAATTCAAATCCACTCTTTGAGTAAAATTTGTGCATATGTTTATCCAACCATTGTAGAATACGTCTACCATCACCATAAAATTCTTCTAATTGAATTTGAGTACAAGGAGTTCCTTCGCTCATTTTATCAGCTTCACTTTTATAAGCTTCTCTCATTTTTTCCAATAAGAGCTTGTCTTTGTTGATTTCATCTGCTTGCTTTTTAGAAACACCATACATAACCGAAAGGTAATGTTGGATAGTTTCGTGCATAGCAGTTCCAAAGATTGTATGGATATTAGATGAACTTTCACCTAATTTATCTATGTAGTTTAATTTGTATTGATGTGGACATGAACTCCACATACTATATTGTGAAAATGATACTTTAGCCATTATGTTGTTTTATTGTATAAAGATACGAAAAATACCCGAGTTTACCAAATTAAACTTTTAGTTTTAACTTAGTTATTTGCTTTGGGTCAGTACCATAATTCTCTGCAATTTCCTTAATATGCATCTTACCGCTGGTGGTTTCGTAAAGGATTTTAAGATAATCCTCTGCTTCAGTTAAAGATACTTCGTATTGTCTTGCTACCAATTCAATAATCCAATCTTCATATTTTTCAGATGAAGCTGGTTTCATATATTTTAAAAATGCTCTTGTCTTTGGAATTAATCCTATCAAACATAAATACATCGCTTTAGGAGGTGCCTCCTGTATGTAAGGTTGTATATCTGCAATCAATTCTATCCATTCGGGTTTCATAGAAAGAAAACGGAGTATCATATAGTTACTCCATGTCTTTTTATCACTTTCATCAAGTGTGTCCCAATACTTTGGGTCTTTCTTATCCGTAATTGCGTTTAGATGGTCGAATAATGTTTTAGCCATATTATGCTTCTTCTTCTACTTTTAAACCCGGAGGTAATAATTCATTAAGTACTTCACCACAATCTCCACAAAGAAATAGTTCAACCGGCAGTACTTCATCTTTTGGTTTACCAGTTAATAACTTTGAAATTCTACGGAATCCAAACCCTTGTACGAAAATCTCACCACCACATTTCTTACATCCGATTGCTTCTGTTTTTTCTAATGGAATTGGTTTTTCTTCTTGTCCTCCGATTGGTTGCCCACCTGCTCCTAAAATGTTTGCCATTATATAATATTTAAAATTTGAATTAATGTAGCTGCTGCTATAATTTCTTTATCAATAGCAGTTGCTGATTTATTTACCCCATCGCCTAAAATTAAAATCACATTTGATGTGTTCTCACCACCATAATCCTCTACATTATCATACAAAGCTGTATATAAATCGGTAAAGTCTTTTGATTTAGAATCTATAAGAGCCTGTCTTACTTTCATATATTTATTTCTCTTATCATCATTTGATTTTAAGATATCAATAATTTTATTTTTATAATCATTCTCTAATAGATTTTGTACATCTACCTGTAATTTACCTTTGTTTGAATTTAGTTGACAAGTATTGATAACCTTACGAATATCAGGATAAGCTGCGTCAATAATTGGAACTAAATCCTTAACTTCAAATTCTACATTCTCAGATTTTAAAATTTTACTAACTTGTATTGCAACATCCTTTTTAGTTGGTGGTATGATTTGAAATGATTGACATCTACTTTGAATTGGTTCAATTACTTTATCAACATAATTACAAGTTAATATGAAACGACAATGTGCTGAAAATGTTTCCATTAAGTTTCTTAATATAGCTTGTGATGGCTGTGACATATAATCAAACTCATCCAAAAGAATAATCTTAAATGGTTTGAATCCCATAGAAGATGCGAAGTTCTTTACTTTGTTTCTTACAGTCTCAACGTTATTCTCATCCGATGCATTGATAACCATATAATCACAATCAATTGATTTTACAATTAATTTTGCTAATGTAGTTTTACCAGTACCCGCTTTACCATATAATAATAAATGCGGAATTTCACCATTTTCCAAATAACCCTCTACTTTTGATTTTAGATGTTCGTTACCTACATAATCAGAAAGTTTTGATGGGCGATACTTCTCTACCCACAAATTATTATTTACTTTTTCTTCTGTTTGTTCTATAAACATATTTTATTTTTTTATTTTCCAGTTGAACCAAATCCACCTTCACCTCTTTCTGAATCTGAAAGTTCTTCCACTTCTTCAAATTCTATTTGTGGATGTGGAATAATCATAATTTGTGCAATTCTATCACCTACTTTATAAAAGTTATTTGATGTATCTTCGGTATTTTTTGTTTCATCATAAAAACGGTCACCACCAAATACTTTGTTAAATGTAGCTTGTAATTCACCTCTATATCCACTATCAATCACACCTACTGAATTACTCAATTGCAATCCTGTCTTTCTAATTGATGAACGAGGGAATACCAATCCAACAAACCCATCTCTGATTTCCACCGCAATACCAGTTCCGTATGTAATTTGTTCAGGTGTATCTTTAATGATTTCCGTTGCTACTAAATCCATACCAGCATCACCTTCTTTAGCGTAAGTAGGAATTACTGCATTAGGCTTCAGCCTCTTT